GGACAACAATTACTTGTCCTTCCTGTTGTGTCAAGCGTTACTTCCCCCGAATTTGTATTGGTACAAAATTTATAATCACAATGCAAGAAATACTTGACCCATGACAAAATGTGTCCTAGATTTGTCCAAAAAAGACAACGAGGGTTGGGGAATGACACCGCAGACGTTTTGGCAAGGCATTAATTTAAACAGGCTTGCGAAAGACCTGAATATCAGCCGACAGGCCGTTCAGCAATGGACTAGACGAGAGAAGGGTGTACCAGCAGAACGTGTAGCGGAAGTCGCAAAAGCCCTTGGGGTTCAGAAAGAAAATATCAGACCGGACCTCTATCAATGAACGGTTGGATTAGGCTCGACCGATCAATTCTTAATAACCCGTTTTGGTCGTCGAGGAATGAGCCGTTCACAAAGGCGCAGGCTTGGATTGACCTGTTACTCAACGCCAATTTCAAACCAGGATTCTTCTTTGTTCGAGACATCAAGGTGTCGCTCGACAGAGGGCAGCTCGGCTGGTCGCAACTCACGATGGCAGACCGCTGGGGGTGGGACAGGAAAAAAGTCAAAAGATTCCTAAAAACGCTCGAACAGGAACGAATGGTGACCCTACAGACGACCCAACTAACTACGGTCGTAACTATCTGTAATTACTCGAAATATCAGGATTTAGATTCTGAAGAGGGACAACAGAAGGGACAGCAAGAGGACAACAGACGACCCAACAAAAGGACAACAGACGACCCACAACTTAACAAAGTAACAAAGAAACAAAGTAACAAGGTTAGGGGGTTTACACCCCCGACCCGCGACGAAGCACATGCTTTTTTCGCTGAAAAGGGCTGCGCTGCGGAGGCCGATTGTTTCATGGATCACTACCTGTCCAACGGTTGGATGGTGGGCAAGTCGAAAATGAAGGACTGGCGGGCAGCAGGCAGGAACTGGCTGAAGAACACAAATTTCAGATCAAACAGAGATACCAAGGTGGTGGAGATCGACCCAAGGAAGGCGGCGGCAAAGCAAAAGGTTTCCGAGGAACTCAAAGAACTGATGCGAGGGATAGGCGATGTTGATCGATAAATATATTGCAGACCGGATTTCTGAAAACGCGGAAAGGATGCTCGAACACCAAGTCCTCGGATGGATGGCAGGCCCAATGAACAACACCAAGAGCCCGTTTCCGCTCCAGCCATTGATCGACAAGGTCAAGAAGATTGCGATCAAGGAAGACATGCGTTGCGAGATGCCTGACCCCGAGACTGGTGAGATCACCGTCAAACTGCATGAGCTGTCGAAGACCGGCGCTTACGGGACGCTGAATCGGAAGCTCGCGCAGTTGATCGCTGAATACAACACCCAGAGGAATGTCGCGTGACGGTCTACGCTCGAAAAGACAAGGCGGCGATGTTCACCCACATCAGCAAGTTCTTCGACCGGTTTGAAGACGGGAAGCTGGACTTAGTCAGAAAAGAAGACCGCCGCACACCTGGACAGCAGAGCCTGCTGCACATCCTGATCAGAGAGATTGCGATCTACGTTGGTGTGGGTGAGCTGGAGATGAAGGAAAACATCCTGAAGCGCAACAGCGAGGGCGTGTTTCCCTACTGGCCCCACTCAATCGAGGACACCCTCAAAAAACGCTACAAGGCCAAGGCGCATAAGACCGGCTACGTAATTCCAGGGTTAGTGCCTAAGCCCGAGAGCAAGCTGACGAAGAAGGAAGAGATCGAACTGATCGACAGGCTCTACATGCTTGGCGCGGAGTGGGGAGTTGAGTTTTCTGACATCGCAGAACAAACAGCGGCACGTCGTGAGCAAGTTGCGTAAATCAGCGAAGGGCAAGCCATGCTGCCTGCAAATTTTCCCTTATTGCCAGGAGAACAGAGAGACGGTGGTCCTGTGTCATATCAACAGTCCAGGGAAGGGTATGGGCATCAAGTCGCCAGACTTCTTTGCGGTGTACGGATGCAGCATTTGTCACGACATCATCGACGGAAGAGCTAAGACCCTAATCGACAAAGACGAGATCTTGATGTGCCAGATGCGGGGCTTGTACAGAACGTGGGAGATCATGATCGAAGAGGGTTTGATCACAGTTGCGTAAATCAGAGGTGGAGGAGTTGCTCGCGCAGCACCTCAAGGAGAAAAAAATAAAGTTTGAGCGGGAGAGGAGAATCATCCCGCAGCGAAAATTCAAGTGGGACTTTGTGATCGACGAGCTTGCTATTGAGGTTCAAGGAGGGATCTGGAAGGGCAGCAGAGGCGGTCATACAAGCGGGAAGGGTTACCAGCGGGATTGCGAGAAAATGCAGCTCCTGGTGCTGGAGGGTTACACACCTGTCTTCTTCACCTCAGATGACGTGAGGAAAGGCAGAGCCATCAAGTGGATAAAGGAGTATCTCGATGGGCGAAGTGACACCTCACCAGAAGTGGGCAAGGGATGCCAAGAAGGGTCTGCAGATCCTGCTGGACTTGGCTGACAAAAATCAACTCGCAGGCTTTGTCTGCGCGTTCGAGCAGATAGACGGAGACGGGTATGTCCTTGGCACACTCGCAGCCGGTGAACTGGATGACGTCAGCGGTCTCGCTGGTCACCTTTTCTCCGAGGCCGTTCGACTCAGCATCATGGAATTGGCGGTTGATCATGAAGTTGAGTGATTTTGCGACGACGCCTACCCAGAAACTCGTTGCGGAGAGAGCCGACGAAGGCAAAGCGAGACAAGATATTGCCGACGAGTTAGACATTAGCCTGCGGTCGGTTCAACGCACCTTGCAACGCATCAAGCGCAATGCCAGCCGTAAGGGTTGGGACGAAGATGCTGACCTGACCCACCCTGTTGGCGCTAACCAAGTCTTGAAGGGTGCTTCGACGCTTTACGACGAAGAAGGCAAAGTCAGGCTTCAGTGGGTCAAGAGCCAGCCAGAAATTGAGGACAAGGTTGAGGCCTTCACTCGGGTTGTTGAAGAACTGACCACTAACCTGAACCCCCTACCGGTCGTCAAGCCGCCAAAGCATAAAGACCTTGATCTACTCACGCTCTACACGTTTACCGACTACCACTTGGGGGCGCTCGCGCAGGCAAAAGAAACCGGCGCAGACTGGGACGTCAAGATCGCCGAGAAAACCTTGTGGACGGCACTCACTCAGATGATGGAGTCAAGCCCGTCATCGCAAACTGCCATCTTCAACCTGCAAGGAGACTGGCAGCACTTCGATTCACTGGAGGCTGTCACTCCGACCAGCGGTCATCTGTTAGACGCTGACACGCGCTTAGAGAAGCTGGTGGAGCTGTCGATCAAGTTAGCAATGTCATCGGTCAACGAACTTTTGAAAAAGCACCTGAAGGTCAAGGTGATCATCTGCGAGGGTAATCACGACATCACCTCAAGCGTGTTCCTCAGAAAGACACTCAAGACCGTGTTCGCCAACAATGACAGGGTCGAGGTCGACGACACCTCATTCCCATACTACGCGCACAAACACGGCGACATCATGCTGGGCTTTCATCACGGCCACAAAAAGAAAAACAAAGATCTGCCTGCATTGTTTGCATCAGAGCCTCGCTATCGAGAGATGTGGGGCGCAAGCAAATACACCTACATCCACACCGGCCACTATCACCACGCAGAGCAGGATATGGCAGAGGCAGGCGGGGCCATCGTGGAGCGGCATCCGACTCTCGCCGCCAGGGACGCATACGCGGCTCGTGGAGGGTGGGTTAGCTGGAGAGCGGCCAGGGCAATTACTTACCACAACAGAAGGGGCGAGGTGCAAAGAGTCACCGTGGTCCCCGAGGAGGAGGTATGAGTCAGTTTGAGAGGCAGGTAGGCGGCGATCATTACAAGACTCAAAAGATCCCCGTTACGAAGTTCATCCTTGAGAATGAGCTGGGTTGGTGCGAGGCGAACGCGATCAAGTACCTCAGTCGCTGGAGAACCGCCAAGAAAACCCCAGACATTGACGCGCTGCGAAAGGCGATCCACTACATCGAGATTCTGATAGAGCGGGAAACCCAACCGAAGGAGATTAGCAATGAGCAGATCCAGTGCCACATTGATCGAGCCCTTGATGATGGTGAGTGATGACCTCCGCAAGAAAGCAGACGAGATGCTCGAACAGTGGGCAAGAGAATACGCCACAGAAAGGGCGGGTGATTTTTCGTCGGTTAATTTGCTTGACGGTGACTTTGCTATGGCTATCGGTGGCCGTACCCGCTCACTGAAGAATCGTATCGCAGCCAAAGAAACTAGGCGCTCGCCAACCACGCGCATCCCAGAGTTCAAGGCAACCCTGATGGACGAGATTATGTTCGCCATCAAGAAGGTGCATTCGGACTACTTTCATGCGCTCAAAGAATACTACCTTCGAGGAACCATCAAGGCAGTCGCCAAAGAGCTGAACTGGTCAGAGACCAAAGCCAAGCAGGTCAAGTCTGCCGCCTTCGACATGGTCGTTCTGATGCTTGAGGAGAGGGGCTTCTGATCTCTTATTACGCGTTTACCCCCCGTAGGTAATTGGCGACAAATAATGCTTGAAAGGTCGCCCAGAATTTGGTAGTTTCTCCCACAATGCCACAACTATATCTCAAGCGCCTGCGGGCGCTTTTTTTATGCCCTGGAAAAACTTCACAAGAGACGAGTTCGGCTGCAAATGCGGCTGCGGAACCAACGAAATAAAAGATGAGATTATTGACGTCCTTCAAAAAATACGTGAGCAAGTTGGGCCTTTATCTGTTTCTTCGGGGTTCCGTTGCGCTAATCACCCTGTGGAACGGGGCAAGAAACAACCAGGGACTGGAACGCATTGTCGCGGCGTTGCTGCGGATGTGGCTGTCAGCCATCAAGAAGCTCGAGAAGTTCTGGAAATTGCTTTGGAAATGGATGTTGGCGGCGTGGGAGTTCACCAGCGAGGCGATGGACGCTTTATTCATGTGGACGTCGACCCAGCTCGCAAAAATCTCATCTGGACTTACTGATGCTCGGAACCTTGTTCAAAGTTGCTGGGCCGCTAGTAAGCGGTTTTTTAGAAAATAGGCAAAAGGTTTCTGCGGCAAAGGCAGAGCTAAAAGTACAACGGCTGACCAACGGGATACCAGGATACTCGGACGAGTTCCTAATCATTATCTGGTCGGCTCCATTTATCCTGAGTTTTATCCCAGGTCTGCAAGATTATGCGGCGATGGGATTCGATTACCTTGAAAAACTCCCTGAGTGGTACGTGGGCGGCTTCATCACCGTCACGTTTGCCGTTTTCGGAGTAGATAAGCTATTTGCTTATAAGAAGAGCTAAAAAAGAGACGTAATCCCTCCAAAATCCCTCCACGTCTCTTTCCCCCTATGACGGGGGTTTTATCACCACCACTGGACCGAATTTATGAGAAGAGTGCTAGTCAACCCTAGAAGGCGAGACTATGAGCCCCAGCGTTTCACGCAGGCAATTGAGTCAGACATCCCATACGTTGTGGACTTCAGCCTTTCTGCGTCTGATCGCGGCACAAGCGTTAGTTCGGTTACAGCAGAAAGCAAAGGACCAAGAGGATTAACAATCACCACCCCCTCAGTAAGCAGTGGGGTGGCAACCTTCTACGTTTCGTCTGAATTCAGCGGCCAAGGGCTTGCAAAGGTCAAAGCCACGTATGCAGACAGCAAAACGGAGACCCAATATCTTGAAATCATAGTTCAAGATCCAGAGTATCGATCAACCCAATAAGGAGAGGGAGATGAGTGAGGAAAACCAAGGGCTGACAGTTGAAGAACTGGTCGCGGCGTATGATTTTTGTCAGAGCCAGCGAAATCAAGCACAAAACGAGAACGCGATCATCGCTGGCAGGCTTGCTGGCGCAATGAACAAGGTCAACGCATTAACGCAAGAGGTCGAGCAACTCAAAGCAAAACTCGACGGTGAAGAAGATGGGAACGACAGCAGCGAACAAAAATAGAGCGATTCGCCAAGAGGCGCTCAGAGAGCAGCTATCCAACCAGAAGCATGTCGAGCATGTTGTTGAAATGCTTAACGAAATTCAAGATCTGCAACGCGACCTCGATGCCAACGACCTTGCGAGATACAAGGTGGCAATCGACACCAAGCTGAAGCTGATCGGCAAGTACCTGCCAGACCTGAAGTCGGTTGAACACACCGGCGACGAAGATGCCCCAATCGCAATCGCAGCCTACGAAATCACCTGGGAATAGCATATCGCTGCCCAAGGCCTTCAAAGAGCTGCTGCCGCCATCGAGATACAAGATCTACTGGGGCGGGCGCGGTTCGGGCAAGTCCTGGGCGTTTGCTACGGCTCTACTGCTCCTCGGGGCCGGTACAAAGGCTAAACGAATTCTGTGTGCCAGAGAGATCCAGAGGTCGATCAGAGACTCTGTTCACTCGCTACTGGTAGACAGAATCAAGGCGCTTGGCCTGCACAACTTCTATCAGATACAGCAGAACGAGATCCGAGGTCGTAACGGCACTCAGATCATCTTCGCGGGCCTTTGGCAGAACGTCGACAACATAAAGTCGATTGAGGCCATTGACTACGTCTGGATTGAAGAGGCCAACGTGGTTTCGGAGAACTCCTGGCGAACCCTGATCCCGTCGATCAGGAAGGAGGGCAGCGAGATATGGGCAAGTTTCAACCCAGCACTGAAGAGCGACCCAGTCTTCCAAAGGTTTGTCATGAACGAGCCCCCGAATAGTGTCGTCAAGAAAGTGAGCTGGCGTGATAACCCTTGGGTGACCCGCGAGTTGAAAGACGAGATGGAGCACCTCAAGGAATACGATTACGAGGAATATCTCCACGTCTACGAGGGCGAGCTGAAGCAGTTCGCTGACGGTGCGATCTACGCCAAGCAGCTCAAGAAGGCGAGAGACGATGGCAGGATTGACTGGCTCCCCGTTGAGTCTGCTCCTGTTCATACCTTCTGGGACTTGGGCAGAAACGACACGACTGCTATCTGGTTCATGCAGCACATCGGTCACGCCTACCGGTTTATCGACTACTACGAGCACCGGCTGGTTGACCTAGACCACTACGCCAACATCCTGCGGGACAAAGACTACGTGTACGGCACTCACTACCTGCCGCACGACGCAGAGCACAAGGTACTGGGATCAAACAACAGATCGCGGCGAGAGATCTTGGAAGGGCTTGGTGTAATGCCTAGCGTGACAGTCCCTCGGATCGATTCAGTAGAGAACGGCATCGCTATGGTGCGTGATGTTTTCAGCAAGTGCTTCTTCCACGCAGAGAACTGCGAGACAGGCCTCAACGCCCTCGCTAACTATCAGTATGTGTGGGATGAGAGGTACGACACTTTCAGACAGTCTCCCCTGCATAACTGGGCATCGAATGGCTCCGACGCGTTTCGGATGTTCGCCCAAGGATACGAAGAGGAGATCGAATCAATTGACTTGGACTTCAGCTCAGAATGGTGAGTCAAAAGGTTCTGGATGCTTGTTGTGGTGGTCGAATGATGTGGTTCGACAAAGCGGATGACCGCTGCTTGTTCGCAGATTGCAGGCGAGAGGAGATGGACGTCAGCCATTGCAGCACCAATCCTGGCAAGAAAAACGTTGACCCAGATCGAATACATGACTTCCGCAGAATGCCCTATGAGGATGAATCTTTTTATCACGTAGTTTTCGACCCGCCTCATGTACGCGGAATATCGATGAAATCGGTGACCGGATTTAGCTATGGGTCGCTTGATCGAGACACATGGCGGGAAGATATAGCGAAGGGTTTCGCTGAGTGTTTTCGGGTTTTGAAAACAAACGGCACGTTAATTTTTAAGTGGAATGAGATTGATATCCCTTTAAAGGAGATTTTAACCCTGACAAACGAGAAACCTCTGTACGGACATCGATCAGGAAAGAAATCAAACACGCACTGGGTCGCATTTATCAAACATGAACAAATCTAAAAAACAAAAGCAGGCAATCGTAGACGAGGCGCTTGATCGCTTCGACATCGCCGCTGATGCGTGGGAAGACGTTTATCAGGCTGCGCTTGACGACGTTGCCTTTGTCGACGAAGAAGACGGGCAGTGGGATTCCTCCGCGAAGATGGCCCGCGTCAATCGCCCCTGTTTGACCTTTGACAAGGTGTCCAGCGCGGTTGACCAAGTAGTCGGCCAGCAGTTGCAAATGCTCCCAGGCGTCAAGGTAAGAGGCGCAGAAGAGGGTGACAGCGACACCGCTGAGATCTTTGAGGGACTGATCAGGCAGATCGAGCAAAGAGGCAGCCGGGCGTACAAGACCGCGTTTAAGTTCGCAGTCAAGGGCGGCTGGGGCTGCTGGATGATCGACCACGATTACATCGACGACACCTCGATGGACCAAGAGGTCATCATAAGGGAGATCAAGAACCCCTTCTCGGTACTGATTGACCCCATCATCCAGGTGCAAGACCTCAAGGACGCCCGCTTCGGGTTTATGTTCGAGGACATGGAACGGGACGAGTTCGAGCGCCTGTATCCAAAAGCCAAGTCCGGTCTGGGTGAGGACTTCTCCAGCACTGGCAACCTGCGCTCGTGGGTTGGCGAGGAAAGCATCCGAGTCGCTGACTATTACCGCATCGTCCCTGAAGAACGACGCCTTGTTCAACTGTCAACCGGCGAGGTGGTCGACTATGAAGACATCGAGCCCATCATTGACGAACTCAACTTCAAAGGCATCACAGTCGGACGAGAGCGAGTCGTTGAAGGCAGGAAGCTGGAGCGGTACAAGATCACCGGACTGGAGGTGCTCGAAGAGTACGAGTGCGTCGGGCGATACATCCCGCTTATTCCACTGTTCGGGAAGACGACGAACATCGACGGATCGTTCTACTCCAGGGGTATTATCCGTAAGGCCAAGGACGCCCAGAGGATGTACAACTACTCGCGGAGCACCCAGATCGAGGTGACCGCGCTGCAACCCAAGCAACCCCTGATGGCAACCCCTGCGATGATCAAGGGCCATGAGGAGCGTTATCGCAACCTGATGACGTCCAACGACCCTGTCTTGCTGTTTAACTTTGACAACGGCCAGAAGCCATTCAGAGAGCCCCCAGCGCAGCCATCGCCAGCACTGCTAACTGAGTCGCAGATCGCAGCAGATGACATCAAGGCAACGACCGGCATCTAC